GAATTGTGACAATTACAGTAGAATTTCTATGCAAAAAGAAATTAATAAATTTCACGATAATGATATAATTATTCATGGAGATGTTGATGAAGTTTTGAACCCTTTAGAAATTCCTAATATAATTGAGATGATGGATAAAAATGACAAACCAGTAGCTCTTACCATTGACATGTTCATTTATAAATTTGATCAACGTGTAATGAGAAAATGGAAAGGTCCTGTTTTATCAAGAAAAAGAATGTTTCAAAATCCTCAACAATTAATAAAAGGAGATCAACAGAAAAGAAAAAATCGTAATCATTGTGTACATTACGATAAGCCAGCAGGATGGCATTGGACATGGATTGGCAATGATGAAAGAATCAAAAACAAAGTTGAAAGTTGCATTGAATCTAAAACTAGAGATCCTAATCAAGTTTTGGAAGCATTTAAAAGACTAGATGCAGCATCTGCTATAAATCATAAGTGTGCTACAACTTATGATCCTAATCCGCAGTATCCAGCAGTTGTTTTAGAGGTTATTAAAAAATATCCATATTGGACAAAATTAAAAAAAAATTAAAGATTTTCTAAGACGATTTCAATCACATTATTATAATCTACTCCAGGATAGATTGGTAGACTAACTTCTTCAAATGCTATTTTTTCTGTGATGGGAAGAGAGTACGATTGTTTGTATCTTGGCAGGCGATGGACTGGAACAGGATAATGTACTTTTAGTTCTAGCTTATCTTTAACCTTATTAATTAATTGGTCTCTATTTTTATGTAGAATAGGATAAATGTGAAAGCTATGATTAACGTCTTTGTCGTATTTTACAAAAGAAAAATGTTTATTGTATTGATCAGCAATGTTTTGTTTTTCTTTCAACACAGAATTAAAATTTTTTAATTTTACTCGTAAAAATTCTGCTTGTATGTTAGCCATTCTATAATTAAAACCTATTTCATTATCATTCCAAGATCTATTTTTTTTTAAATTATTTGCGAGAAATTCATCGTCTGTAACGATACAACCTGCATCGCCTAAAGCACCCAAACTCTTTCCAGGATAGAAACTAAAAGTTCCTAATTTTCCAAAAGTTCCTACATGTTTTCCATTGATAGTTGTTCCATGAGCTTGACTGCAATCTTCTATCACAGGAATATTGTATTTGTTTGCTATAGAAATAATATTTTTCATTGCTGAAGCATTACCGTAAATATGCACAGGTAAAATGCATTTTGTTTTATTTGTAATTTTAGATTCGATTTGTTGATAATCCATAGTGAACGTATTAGGATCTATATCAACAAAAATAGGAGTAGCACCACAATAATGAACTGCAGCCGATGTTGCTCTAAATGTATGACTTACTGTAATGACTTCGTCTCCTTCAGATATTCCTAAAGACATTAAAGCAAGATGTAATGCAGCAGTTCCATTAGAAACAGCTACACAATATTTTGATCCTACGTATGCAGCAAATTCTTCTTCAAATTTATCTGTGCCGAATACGTAATTGCCGCTTTGTATAACTTTTTTAGCAGAATTAAACAAATCATTTTCAATATTAGAATGTATGTCTTGGAAACTGTAGAAAGGTATCATAGGATCCATTCCATAATTTTTTTTGCTTGAATTATATTTGTTATAGGTTGCATTCTATTTTGTATACAATATAAAAAATGATTTTTTCCATTATTTAGTGCTTCAGTGGTTTCTATTTTTGGGACTAACATATCTCCCAACTGATTGGCATTAAAATCTGGTTTAATATTTCCTGTATTATAGATTTTTAATTTATCAACGTCTATATCGTCATAGACTATACTATTCTTATCTCCTGTAATTATTATCTGTCTTTTTTTTACAGGACTTACCCAATTACAATTTATGGTTGCTGTAAAATTATTTTTGAATTTTAAATTTAACAATACCTGATTGGCTTTATCGTTTATATGATTGTTTTTTATAATTGTTCGATCTGTTAACTCTAAATCTGGATAAAGATAATTTAAAATACTAACATCGTGTATTGCAAGATCTAGTAAAACATCTACATCGGTTTGAAATAATCCAAGACTAATTCTCAAACTATCATAATAAATTGGCTTGCCTATATCTATTTGTTTTATTTTTTGTACAGCTGGATGATAACAAAAAGTATGATCAATAAAAATAATTTTATTTGAGCTATTTGCTTCTAACGTAAGTTCATCTATTTCTTTTAAATTTTTACACATTGGTTTTTCAATCCACAGATCTTTTCCCGCTTGCAAACATTTCATAGCTATATCATAATGTGTGCTAGCTTTGGTAGCAATAATTACTGCTTTTATATTATCTTGTTTTAATGCTTCGGTAATGTCTGAATATAAATTAATATTTTGATATAAATTTTTTGCTAAAGCTAATTTTGAATCATCTTTATCACAAATAGCTACTAATTCTTTATTAAAATTTCTAGCCAAATTTTTCCCCCAATATCCATAACCTATTAATAAAATCATTTTATTTTCCTTACTGGATTTCCAACGTATGTTCCAGATTCTGTAATATTTTTCGTAACAACAGAGCCTGCACCGATAACCACGTCATCACAAATACTAATAGGTAAAATTGTAGAGTTCGAACCAATATAAACTTTATTTCCAATTTTTGTTGGTAATAAATCTTTTGATAAATTTCTATTATAAAATTTGTCGTTAACAAACATAACTCCATGACCAATAAAACAATCTTTTCCGATAGAAACTTTTGAACAGATAAATGAATGACTTTGAATTCTTGTATTATCTTCAATTAATACATCATTCTGTATTTCAACAAACGGACCAACAAATACGTTTTTTTTTAAAGTGCAACCATACAAATTAACAGGTTCTATAATTTTTACTGAATTATCTTTTATAACATTTTTAATCATGTTTGCCCTTTTTTTACATATTCTTTTTTGCTGCCTTTTGCCTTGTAATGTTTCAAATACATTCCCAATTCAGTGTGTGGTAGTGGTGTTTTATAACCTTTATCAAAGTGATCACACAGATCATACCCAGGAGCTTTTAATTTTTCAAACACATATCCATATACATCATTGTCATAAAATCTTCTCAAATGTTTATAATCTTTTTCCACATAGTGACGTTTGTATTCTGTTTTAAAATTTTCAAACAATGTGTGTTGAGTGTTAATGGCAAAGAACCCTGTTTCAGGCACAAACCATCTACCTGAAATTCCTTCTTTGGTTGTATCATAAGTAACTCCCATGTGTGTGCTAAGAACATTGTCAGGTAAAATTTTAAATAATAAAGATTTTGGTAATTCTTTTAGGGTTAACACATCAGCATCTATCCATATGATTCTGTCCGCTGTGGAATTTTCCATGGCGTGAATAAAAGTGAATGCTTTTTTTCCAAATTTTTTAATTTGTTTTTTTGTTGTGTTTTGAAATTCAAAATATTCTTTAGGTAAACTGTCAAATGATATTTGTTTTATTCTAGAATGTTCAGGCATAGTAAATTCTTCCACATAGCAAGTTAGTGTAAGATCTTGTGGCCAATATTTCAACCAAGAGTCCACACAATCTTTGCCTATAAGATCGTAATATCTTTGATCAAAACTAGTAATAATTTCTAATTTCATATGTATTTCTTAAAAAAACTCCAAGCTTCACCAGAACGAAGTTCATCAAAGTTCCAATGACACATGGCTAATTTTTCAATCCATTGTTGTCTTTCATGTAACACAGGATTTTCAATTTGATTCAAATCCATATTGGCCACTGCATAGCTCTGACTGTGTTGAGGTTGAGGATCTGTGATAAACGCAGGCACGCCTTCTATGATGCTGGCCACGCTGGGAGAACTGTTGTACACCACAGTAGCCCAAGCATTCTGCAGATCATCCAATAGATTTAGTTTGGTACTCAACGAAACATTTTTATATTTTAATTTTAAAATACGCATAATTTTTTTATCTCCTGGATGTGGTCTTACCACAATAGGCCTATTAGAAATCTGTTGTATTTTTTTTACGGTGTCATCCAACCAATCAATCACACTCAGCCCCGCCATGCTCCATCCACCATTGCGCTGCAAGCAGATCAGTATGTGATTGCCTTGTGTTCTATAAGGTTTAAGTGAGATATTCATATTTCTACTTATTTTGATCCATCTGTTATGATCCACATCCTTATCAAAGTAAAATCCTGTGGTGGGAAATATTCCATCAAAACTGTATCTCAAATAGTGATGAGGATTGGTTTTATCCATATACAAGAACAAGTTACTGTCAGCAATCAGTGTTCTTTTATTGTTTTGTTTTTGATAATCTAATATTTTTTGTCTAAAATCCAAATGAGGTAAATGTTTGCCATCCTTGTGTACATACCCCATGATGCAGGCCACATCACAAGGAACACAATTGAATCCTTTGTGCAATATACCTGTGTCTCCCACTGCATTTACTCCTTGATAAAAGAAATTTAATATGTTAGATTTTTCTCCACTCTTGTTGTGAGGAGGTAAAATATTCAAATATGAAACTGTGGTCAGTTTAGACATGATATTTCCTTAAAATTTTTATGGCAGTGCCATTGTATAACTCTTCACCGGTAAACTGACTATAACTCAAAGCACACAGCCAACGTGCTAGATGTGGTCTGGCTAGATTGTTGATATCAGATAATTTGCTGCGCGACACCGGAGTGGTGATGTGACGATCCAATGTGATCACAGGAATACCATTCCAAATAGCCTCAGTGGCAGCGTTGGAATTGATACTGACCACACAGTAATAATCTTCATTGCGTAGTTCTTCCACAAGACTGGTGCGAACTTTTTTTTCAGCTTTTTCTCTAAACACAATTTTCTTGTCTGTGTATTTCTTCAGTTCACGCTCCACATCATATTTCCACGTTTTAAGATCCACGTGAAATATGCTGGCAGCAAACGGTCCTGGTTCAATAATTAATATTTTTTCTCCGGACTCACGCCAAGGTCGAGGAAAACTGGGAAAGTTGGCCAGCCTGTCCACAGGTGCTTCAAACATCTGGTCGTGATGTATGTGATTGCGCACCAGTCTGTGCCATTTTTTATTGGATTCTAAAAAGTTGGTGTAGCCGCTGTCAATGAACCACATGGGATATTTTTTATCAATTTTTTCTGTTAGCAACTGTTCATTGCCTGTGGTATTTCTAATTAGACAGTCCTCAGAGTAATTGGTAAAATTTTGTCTGCGCACATATTCTGCGTGAGGGTCTATGGTGTCTCCGGTGCTCTTAACGAAGTATTTAAATTTACTTTTTTTGTATAAATTCAGCACACGCTGTTCTCCCAGTGCTGCTATGATCAGATCTATATTTTTGTGTACTAGATCAAAATACTGTGCTCGTCGCGAGTCCATTATTTCCCATATTTTTCCCACGTATGTGCTCAACTCTCTGTATAAAACTTTTTCAAATTTGCCAGGCCACTTGCCCCAACTCCATCTAGCACAGTTGGCTTCTTCCACTTGTTCGGCATCACCAGAATTTCGCAATTTTCTCAACCAGCGTCTATAGTGTCTGATTTCTCTTTTGATATTTTTTAACTGAATCCAACTCTCACTGCCATCATACTTGACCATGCCTCGAGCAATTTCAAAATGATTGACGAGACTGCAGAGAAAGTGTGCCAGTTCTTTGTTGTTGATTAATAATTTCATGATTCCAGTGTGCTGTGTTATTTACACTTGAAATTGATTTGAAAAAATGGTTTTGATTGATTAGATGCTGGCGTCTTCCATGCCAGCCACACGCAGTTTCACTATGTTGGTCATCTGCCATTGCTTTTGGTCTAATCCTTTGCAAATTCCCAACCATTTGTTGCGCATCAGTGCAAAGTCATTGATGATCTTCTCATAGTCCACCACGTCTGCTTCACCATCCACATATTTCTCCACTTCTCTGCTGGTGAGTGCTCTGTTGTAATTTTCAAAATATTTTTTAAAGTATGAGCTGCGCAGTCTACGTAATTCAATGTTGAGATACTCCAACACCGCTTCCAATTCTTGCAATTGATTGAATCTGTGTTCCACAATGCCAGGCATCTCTGCTGCTTGTTTTTCCACATTGCCTCGGATCTTGATCTCCAGTTTGGCTTCTTGCAATTGATTTTCGAAATATTCCAATGCTTCAGGAATGGTACTGATGTCTTTGGATATCTTTTGATACCATCCAGACATTATTGATCCTCGTCTTCCTCAATGTCCAGATAGTACATGATGGCTTTGTCCAAGTCTTGGTCATTGCCCATGGCTTCTTTGAATTGCTCATCTTCCACACCATAGTCTGCACACATTTCCACATATTTTTCAGCCACTACTTCGATCTGTTTCTTATCGATGTACTCTTTGAAAAATTGCCAAGTTTCTATCAGTTGACTGGCGTCTTGCATTATTTTTTCTCTTCTTTCACTGTTTCTACTTCTGTTTCAGACTTGGGTTTGATCTTGTGATATTCTTTCATGACCATATCCAACTTTTCACCTGTCCAACCTTTTCTATACTCCAAGTGTTCCACACCTTTGAGATCCACATATCTTAATCTGTTACCAGATGCTGTCAATATGCCTTCTTTTTCAAACAACTCCACCAATCCACTGTAGGGATCCATGCCTGTTTCATAGGGAATTTTAACTTGCACAGTTTCAAAAGGTTTGGCAAATCTTGTTTTCATTATCTTACAAGCAGCTCTAATACCTCTCACATCTGTTACTTTGTTACCATCTTCGTCTTCTTTTAACTTTAATTTTTTCATTGCCACCACCACTGAACTGGCATACACAAATCCTTGACCGCCTGATATTTTATCATCTGGGTCAAACATATCTTGTGAAGCATACGTGTGGTTGGTTGCTACCAATCCCACATTCCAACTGCCAAACATGTTCACACAGTTACGCACCAATGCTGTGAGCGCTTTGGGTTTACGACCCATGTCACCTTTCATGTCTCCTGCTTCAAATTGATTCACATCAGTGGGAGTCATCAGCATGCCCAAACTGTCTATGATAAACAGTATTTTGGGAGCAGTGTCTTTGTTGTCTCCATGCTCTGTTTTGTATTCCTTCATAAATGTGGATATAGTTTTAGCCACATCATCAATCATGCTAAGATTTAATTTTAATAGTTTTTTCTCATCACAATCCACACCCAATGCTTCCAACCAATTTTGGTCTAGTGCGTTTTCTGTGTCCACCAACACCACAAAGATACCTTGCTTTTGTGCGTGTCTTACCAAGTTGCCTGAAGCAATGTATGATTTGCCTGATCCTGATTCTCCAGCAAACACTGTTACTTTACCCAAGGGAATTCCTTTTTCAAAATCACCTGACATCAAATAGTTCAGTGCGTAGTTGCCTGTGGAGATCCAATCTGTTGGATCATTGAATCCTAATCCCAATCCATCAATGGATTTAGTTAATGTTTTTCTAAATTTCGATATGTCGAAAGCCTTAGTAGCCATAAATTTTTCCTTCTATTTGTTCGTAGTGGAGAATATTCAAACTCTCCACTACAATATACCACTCTTTATTGTTTTTGTCTAGACCTAATCATTGCCAAAATATCTTCAGCTCTGCTTTTGCTCTCCACTTTGGGAGCAGTGACAGATTCTGTTTTAACTTCAACTTTTGCTGTTGCAGTTTCAATTGGCTTTGGTGTTTCAGCTTTAACGTTTGTGTTAATAACTGGGTCTCCAGTTTTGGATGACATGCCAGCTGGACGAAAGTATTGTCCAAATCTTTCCATATCATATGCTTCACCATCCACAGATGCTTCAAACATTTCTTTCATTACTTTCAACTCAACTTCAGTTGGTTTTTTAGGCAAGTAATCGCTCATGTTGTACAAACCATGTGTTTCCACTGCTTTGTTTTCATCTTCAGTTAATGGTCTGGATTTTCTTGACCAAGCAGAAGTTGAATAGTCTGCGTATCCACCTTTGCTGGTTTTGATAATTTTAAAATCAACTCCGTTGATTTTGTCTGTAGGAAGATCTTCCATTTCAGGATCCATTAGAGCTCCTTTTATTATTTGGAATATTTGTGGTCCAATAATAAATCTTCTAATTGGATTTGCTGGTTTGGTTTCTTCATTCAGTGGATCTTCTTTGACAAAACCTTGGAAAATGTACGATCTTTTTTTCCAATATTTTCTTCCCATGTCTTCCAAGTTGGGATCTTTAAACCATCCTCTAACTTCAGATAGAATAGGACAAGAGTCTCCATACATTTCCATACATGGCACTTGTACTTGAACTGGTTTTGAATCAGTTTCTCCTTTGATACCATTGAATGGAAGTTTGATCATCAAACGCTCTCTCC